ATTGCTATAGGCAATGTTGCGGTACAAAGGTTGGCGGCAGACGAAGGTCTGATCCGCCACATGATTCTTAATTCTATTCGTATGTATCGACAGAAGTTTCACAAAGAATATGGTGAGATGGTTATCGTTGCAGATGGTATGAACAATTGGCGTAAAGATGCATTTCCTCAATACAAGGCAGCACGTAGAAAGAAACGTGATGAGTCTAGTATTGATTGGCACGAAGTGTTTCGTATTATTAATATGGTACGTGAAGAGATACAAGAAAACTTTCCTTATAAAGTTATGCATGAAGATGGATGTGAAGCTGATGACGTGATTGCACAACTTGCAATCGAGACACAAGAGTTCGGCAAACATGAACCTGTTATGATAGTATCAGCTGATGGTGACTTTAAACAATTACAAGTTTATAAGAACATCAAACAGTTTTCACCTATGACAAAGAAACTTGTAGTAGAAAATAATCCTCGTACATACCTTGCTGAGCATATTCTCAAAGGTGATGCCGGTGATGGCGTACCAAATGTTTTATCTGACGATAATGTTTTTGTAGACGGCAGAAGACAAGGTATATTATCCGCCAAAAAGAAAGCGGTGTTACTGGATGACCCACGCGCTCTAGGTGATGAGATATACCGCAATTATCAGAGGAATCAGCAACTTATCGATCTGAAGAATTGTCCTCAGTCTGTAAAAGAAAGTATTATAAATAATTTTGAACAGCAGGATCCATGGGGCAATAGGCCTAAAGTGTTTCCTTACCTAGTTCAAAAACGATGTAAATTATTGATTGAATGTGTAGGAGAATTTATTTAATGAAACTTGTTCATGAAGTGTTAGAAGAAGCACGTAAGAAACGAGCAAAGGCTGACAAGATTAAAGTTTTAAAAGACAACGAATCGTGGGCTTTAAAAGACATCTTGCTTGGATCAACTGACACGACTATTGCTTTCAACTTACCGGCAGGAGCGCCTCCATATACTCCATCGCCACCCGAAAGCACACCAACCAACCTTCTAAATAAGAATAAAGAATTTCGATGGTTTTTAAAAGGCGGTCCAGGTGACAACCTAAAAAATTTCGAACGAGAGAAAAAATATATTCAGCTTTTAGAAGGTATTCACCCCGAAGATGCCAAGTTAGTCATCATGATGGTTAGCAAAGAAAAACCTGATGGCATTAGTCGACCAGTTATAGACGAAGCTTTTCCAGGGTTATTACAGGACGAAGGCTAATGCGGCGATTCTAATAAATTAAGTTAAACCACTGAGCTCCGGCTTCGGTGGTTTTTTTACTTAGGAGAAAAGCAGTATGATAATATCAGCAAAGATCGAAAGATTAAAGAGGGATTCAAGAAGATTAAAAGGTTATGTACATAAGCTAGCAAAGAAGGGTAAGATCGATATTGCTACAAAGGTACAAAAACGTAAAGATTTTTTAGATTACCACATTGCTGAGATGAAAAAAGTAGGTTAGGAGGAAAATAGTTGTGTACTTCTCCGTCAAATCTGTGTATAATAAATTATCGCTATTAAGCGGAGGAGTATACTATGAATATTTTTGTACTAGACACAAATCCTGAAACAGCTGCACAACTACAATGTGACAAGCATGTTGTTAAAATGATTGTAGAGTCAGCACAAATGTTGTCAACAGCACACCGGATGCTGGATGGTTACGTCGAAAAACGTCCGTCAAAATCTGGCAAGACACAAGTTAATTACTGGGTACATCCGAAACCAGAGATGGAAGATGTACTCTACAAAGCCGTACATCATGGACATCCATGTACTGTATGGACTATGGAATCAGTGTACAATTATCGTTGGCATTATGATCACTTTGTTGCATTACTTAACGAGTACACTTATCGTTATGATAAAACACATAGTACAGAGAAACTAAAATACTGGCTAGTAAAGCCTCCACAAAATATTCCTCATGTACCATTCACAGAATTTAAACTTGCAATGACTCATGAACCACAATGCATGCATGAAGGTCAGACTGTTCGTTCATACAAAGAATATTACAAAACAAAAAAAGATAGATTCAATATGGTATGGACAAAGCGTGATGTACCTGATTGGTTCAACGTAGCGTGATTATATATATTTTTTTAAGGGAAATATCATGCCAATATATACGCTAAAAGATACAACTACTCAAGATGAATGGGATGTTCAAATGAGTTATGAGGATCTTCAAATCGTTCTAGATGAAAATCCAGAATTTTTACACGTACTCAAGCCATTAAAAATAGCAGCTAACGCTGGTAGATCTAATCTGTCACGTGCAGGTGATGGTTGGAAAGATGTATTAAAAGAAATGAAGAAAAATAGTGGTAGGCGTAATAATATAAATGTCTAAAAAAGGATAAGATCATGGCTAAATATGCTCGCTTCGATCCTAGAAATAAAAAGAAAGGTCGAAACAAGAATAATTATCTAAGCAATACACCAAAGATAAAATTTTCTAATAAAGAGTATGATGATATTATGGATAAAGTGAATGAGAAAGATGAAACAATTTATACACGAAAAGATCGATCTAGGTTATGACGACCTCGATGCAGACACAACCGACACCGGTCGTGTTTATAAAACCCCGGATGGTAGTAGATATCCAAGTATCACCACTGTGCTTAGCTTACTTTCTCGCGATGCAATCAGAGCCTGGCGAAAAAGAGTAGGTGAAGCTGAAGCTAATTTAATTTCTCGACGAGCTTCAACTCGGGGTACAAAAGTACATGAGATAGTTGAACAGTATCTAGATAATGAATACGACGCAACTAAATGGACTCCAGATGTTATAGCATCTTTGGAGAATCTAAAACCTTACCTCCACAGAATAGACAAAATATATGAACAAGAATGTCCACTATACTCTGAGCATTTAGGTGTAGCTGGTCGTGTTGATTGTGTAGGTATATTCGATGGCGTACCATCTATTATTGACTTTAAAACTTCAAAGAGGATAAAGACAAAAGATAAAATCACAAATTACTTTATGCAAGAAGCTGCATATGCAATTATGTGGGAAGAAAGAACAGGTATGCCTATAGTAAATCTTGTAACGATAATGGATGTTGATAATGAACAACCTCTATTGTTTAAAGAACATAGGGATAATTGGACAGATGATTTATTCAAAGCGATCGAAGCCTACAATCATGAGATACGTACCGCGCCTCCGTAAATATTTTAAAAGAGTTGGTGTATCAATATCTGTATTATTTAATGTAATATTAGGTGGTGCATCTAATCAAACTTTTTCTGCTCGCCAGTATGAGTGGAAAAGAGATGGTCGACGAAACTTAGCATGGCTAATTGATACTGTCGTGTTCTTTGATAGAGACCATTGTATGATGAGTTGGTTATACTGGAAGACAACAAAAGATATCCGTTTAGTGAAAGGAAAATACACACATGAATTTCTTTACAGTCCTGAATATGAGAAGCCAATGGGAGGAACTAGTGCAGAAAGGACGTGGCTTTAATTTGCCAGACCTTAATGGTACTATAAATAACATCGAGCACTTCGTAGAAGAAGGGCATAAGAAAAATAGGTTCCGTAAAAATTATAAACCTGTGATGGAACTATCAAAACAAATACTGGGAGAAGTATATGGCGAAGAAACAAAAGGTTCTTCAAAATGATTCCATATTTAATGAACTTGATGTTGACGGCGACGGAGTCATAACCGACGAAGAAATGAAACAAGCTGAAGAGCTTATGAGATTAGAACAAGAACGTGAAAGATTTAAGAATGAAGATGCTAAGGAAGACCAAATCCGTGCAATGGCTTGGTTTGCCTTATGGGGTATGTTACTTTATCCTGTACTCATCCTCATCACAAGTTTAGTAGGCGTAGATAAAGCGGCACAAATTATTGGTGATATTGCACCAACATATTTTGTCGCTATTGCTGGTTTGGTTGCAGCATTCTTTGGTGCTCAAGCTTACACAAAGGGCAAAGGCAAAGGTGGCGAAATGTCAATGGATGTTAAGCCTAAAAAATAAAGATAAGTATTGTTATGAAAAGATTGATTTATCAAGTGTACACCGGCAAACGATCAGAGTTATATGATCATTGTACACAAAGCGTAAAAGAATACGCAGATAGAATAGGCGCACATTATCTAATTCAACGTGAGCCTATTCTATGCATTGCGCCGGATATTTTTACAACAAATAGGAGCAGAGAGTCATATGAAAAATATGGTGGATTCCTTCCGATCTATGAGAAAGAAAATGCTTTCGCTTACCTCGACTCGTACGATCAAATTGCTATTATTGACGCTGATATTTTTATACGGCCTGATTGTGACGAATGTGTTTTTAGCGCTAGTGGCACTGATTGTGATTTTGCTGGAGTTATAGAAAGAACAATGGCAATCACGCCTGAATATCAGGCAAAGATTCACAACTATAGTAGAATGCAATATGCACATAATAGCATATCTGAGTTATTCGATTGGAATGATTTAGGTGCAGACTTTTATAATATGGGTATGATGGTAATCAATAACTCAATTAGTAAATATCTACGAGGACAAACACCTGAACAGTTTATCCGTCGACCAGAGTTTAAAGCTTTTGTTGATGGCATGGGTCCATGGAAATGGTCAACAGACCAGACTTTACTTAACTATTGGGTAAAGAAAGAAAAAATGACTGTAAACAATTTAGACTGGAAATGGAATGGATTGTTTACAGCAAATACTAATATTAAAGAATGCAATTTTGTACATTTCTTTCTAAAAGATAAATTACCAAATCGTGGAGAGAATGTAAAAGATTTAATGAGTATGATATGATTAAACCTGATATGACGTATGTCGAATCTCTTCCTGAGTTTTATGAAGAGATAAAGAGGCTACAAGCCGGAGCTCATAGTAAAGAATATATTGAGCATCATAAAGCACTAAAGAAATGTGCACGAGATCCAGATGTAAA